TTATTTGCAACTGTTGATTTATTAAACGAAGCTTATATTCACTTTATAAAACCTCATATATTATGATTAAAAAATTCTTAAAACAAGACCCAAATAATTGGATGTGGTTAATTAGCTTTTATTTAATAGCCACTTTATTAATAATCCTTTTAACAATAAAAACATGAATATCATTACAAATTTTGTAGATGTTGAGTGTGAAAACTTTATATTAGAAGTCAAATATCAATTCCGAAAAGGCAATGCAGGTGATTATTATAATCCACCTGAAGAAGATGAAATTGATATTAAAAGAATTTATATAGAATATTATAATACTGAAGAAGATAATATTATTAATATAAACCAAAGACTTTTTCCTTTATATAATGGAAATAAATTACCATCAAATTGGGAGAAAAAAATTATACAAGAAATTAAATATGATTTAGAAAATTTTATATAATTATAATAACTACGTTTGTTTTGTTTAAATTAGGTGCTTAGAAATAAGCACCTTTTTTTTGTTAATAAAATCGAAAATTAAATACGTTATATAATTATGGAAGTAAAAGTTACAATACCAACTAAATTAAGTGAAATTACATTAGAGCAATATAAAAAGTTTATAAAAGTAAGTGAAGAAAATGAAGATGTAAATTTTATACAAGCAAAAATGATGGAAATATTTTGTGGTATATCTCATGAAATGGCTACGGAAATGAAATATTCAGATGTTGAAAATATAACAGGAGATATAAATAAAATGTTTTTAGATAAACCTGATTTAGTTTCAAGATTTAAAATAAATAAAATAGAGTATGGATTTATACCAAACTTAGATGAAATGACATTGGGTGAATATATTGACCTTGATACTTATGTTGGAAATTATGATAACATTGAAGTTGCAATGAATGTTTTATACAGACCTATTAAAAACAAACTTGGTCATAAATATGATATTAAAAAATACAATCCAGAAACAAAACATGAAATGTTAAAAATGCCAATGGATGCAGTAATAAGTTCTTTGTTTTTTTTTCTGAATTTAGGAATGGAATTATCGACAATTACCCTGAACTCTTTGGAGAAAAACAAACCAATACAGTTGGAGCAGTTGAAGGATTTTCAACAAAGTATGGCTGGTATCAATCTCTTTTTGCCTTATCTCAAGGAAACATTGAACGAATTGAAAATATCACTCAACTAAACTTCCATCAATGTTTGTATATGTTAGCATTTATGAAAGACAAAAACCAACTAGAAGAACAACAAATGAAAAAAAAATTTAAATGAGTCAACAAGGAACAAGAGGTTTTTATTTATTAACTGAAACAATAAAAGCTAATTTATTATCAGATGTAAATGTAAACACAGTAACAACAGGAGATATTACTGAAGTAGATTTGCAAAAGCAAACTATTTTTCCTCTTTCTCACATCATAATAAATAATGTAGTTCAAGAAGATGGTGTTTTAAGGTTTAATGTATCTGTTTTAGCAATGGATATTGTTCACCAATCAAAAGAAATAACTATTGATATTTTTGAGGGCAATAATGATTTACAAGATATTTTAAATACTCAACTAACAGTATTAAATAAAATGATACAAGTTTTAAGAAAAGGTACATTACATTTTGATAAATATCAATTAGATGGAAACCCAAACATAGAACCATTCTATGATAGGTTTGAGAATCAATTGGCAGGTTGGACTGCTACAATGGACATTATTACATATAATGATATAAGTATTTGTTAATGAATTTAAATGAACTAAATAAAGCGTTTAAAGATTTTGGTGATTATATGGTTGTTGAATCACAAAAAAACCTAAAAGAGAAAGGAAAAGGTGGTGGTCCGTTATATAATTCTTTAAGTTCTAAAGTAATAAATGAAGATGGAAAAGTAATTCTTAATTTCTACATGGAGAATTATGGAGAATTTGTAGACAAAGGAGTTAAAGGTGCAGACCCAAGTAAACTATCAAGTAATGCACAAAAAACAGGTCAACAAGCACCTAATTCTCCTTATAAATTTGGAAGCGGTTCATCCAAAGGAACTTGGAAAGATTTTGTTAGAAGTGTTTCAGCTTGGGCACAAATTAAAAACATAAGATTAAGGGAGTACACATATAAAGATGGAATTAAAAAATCCACAGGTAAATTTGCAAAAGGTAATTATGAAACAATTGGTCAAGTGATAGCAAAAAACATATATAATAGAGGAATAAAACCATCTTTTTTTTATACTAAACCATTTAATAAAGCGTTTAAAGATTTGCCAAATGAATTATTTGATGCTTTTGCAATTGAAGTAACTAAAGGAATAAAAATAGAAAACTAATGGCTACAAGATTAATAAGAAGTCCTCAATATATTTCTGCAATTTCAGGAACATCTGGAACAGCATCAGTAAAGCTTACAATATCTATTGAAGGCACAATACAATATACTTTAATAAAAGATGCAGAACAAGGTGTTCCTGTTTTGTTTGAATGGGGTGAACTTGCAAGAGATTATTTAGATATAACTTGGAATGGAACTGATTATGGTGTATTACCAGCTTTTGATATTATATTAGTTTTAAATTTTTGGGATGCACCAAATGCAGGTGGCAATCAATTAGGTGGAAATAGTTCACAAACTCATTTTGGTTTAGATGGATATGGTACTTTTTATGAAGGTGCAAGTCCTTTTGTAAGTGCAACAGAATTTCCTGCAATTTCTAATTATAATCAATCTGGTTCTACAAGTTCAGGTGAAAAAATTTACACAATGTATGCTCCTAAAAATATTGCAGTACAAATTCCAAGCATATTAAATGGAACAGTAAAATACAATGCTTCGGGTATTAATGCAACTGAAAAAATTGTTAATGGAACAATTATTAATATTGTTCGTGTACCTTGTACTAAATACACTGCAAGTCTATCACGTTATTCTGACACATCAAACGATACAGGTTATAGAGTTAGTTTCATAAATAAATTTGGAGCAATACAATCCGAATTTTTTACACTTAAAGCTGTTCAAAAAATATCATCTTCAAGAAAAACTTTTAATTCAAACACAATAACTTCAACAGGAACTTATTCTATTAATAATCATACAAAACAAAACTTTGATATTCAAGGAAGCCAATCTATTACATTAGATTCTTTTTATGTTCCTGAATATTATAATAATGTTTTTACTGAAATGCTATTATCTGAAAAGGTTTGGGTGCGTTTTAGAGTACCATCAACTGGAGACTTTACAACAGTTCCAATTAATATTTCAACAAGTGGGTTTACTTATAAAAACTCTTTAAATGATAGATTAATACAATTCACATTTTCTTTTGAAATGTCTTTTGATTTTATAAATAATGTTAGATAATGCAAAAAATTCAACTATATATTAGTAGTGTTGAAAATAATCCAACTCTTTCACAATTTCAAAGAATTGATTTATTCAAAGATGAAACAGTTTCTATAAGTTTATCAATTCAAAACATAAAAGAACCAGACAAAATATTTGCAGAATTTACTAAAACTTTCACTATTCCTGCTTCTAAAATAAATAATAAATTGTTTGAACATTATTACAATTTTGATGTTGTAAATGGATTTGATGCAAGAAATAAAAGAGAATCAAAAATAGAATTAAATAACATCCCTTACAAAGAAGGATTTATAGTTTTAAATGGTGTTGAATTAAAAAAAAATAAAGCGTATGCATACAAGATTACATTTTACGGAAAAACTATTAACCTAAATAAACAATTTAGAGATTCAAGTTTATCATCTTTACAAGCAGCGTTAACACCATATAATTTAGATTATATAAATGCAGATGTTGTTGCTAAAATGCAAGTTGACCCAGCGTCTTCTTCAAGTGTTATTATCACTCCATTAGTAACACACACAACAGAAGCATATTTTGATACAGCATCAACTACAATAGAAGGCAATCTTTCACCACAAACAGGACAGGGCTTGTTGTGGTCTCAATTAAAATATGCAATTAAAGTAAGCACTATTGTTGATGCAATACAATCAACTTATGGATTAACATTTTCAAATGATTTTTTTGGAGCAAGTGGAAACACTCAATTTAATAATCTTTATTTATGGCTTAATGCTAAAAAAGGTGATGTTGAACCTTCAATCCAAACAAACTCATTTACAAATCAAGTTACAGATTTTGTAGCATCAGCAGGATATGTGAATGCAGAAACACAAATGTCAAATGGAACTGCTTTAGCTATAACACCATTTGCAATTCCAAATAGACTTGATTTGGATATTCTTGTAAGTGGTGGTGGAACTGTTGCAGAATACACAGTTAGAATTGTTGACACTACAACTTCAAATGTAATTTTTACTTCAACTACTCAAACAACATCAGTTTCATTTAATCAAAATAATTTTTTACTTCCAGCAGGAAATTATATTATTGAAATTGTTGGAAGCACTGCCATTAGTTTTGCAAGTTTTAAATGGAACTTAAAAGATTTAAGCAATGTTGTTGGTGGTGGTTGGGAAAATGAATGGACAAATGTTGCGGCAGGTTTTAACTTTGCTACTGAATTTGAATTTATAATAGGTCAACAAATGCCTGAACTTAAGGTGATTGATTTCATGAATGGATTATTTAAATTATTTAATTTAACAGCTTATTTTGATAATCAACCTTTATTAGTAAATGGAAATACTAATCCAAATTTTGGTAAAATAAGAATACAAACTCTTGACAGTTATTATGCATCTAATTTTAATACTTGGGATATTTCAAAATATGTAGATACTTCAAAAAGCACTGTTAATGTTGGACTTCCTTACAATGCAATTACATTTAGTTATAAAGGGCAAAAAACATTTTATGCACAGCAATTTCTACAAACAACAGGAAGTGCGTGGGGTGCTATAAGTTATCAAGGAATAGGAACAACAGAACAAAGTAGTAGTTTCACAGCACCTAATATTCCTTATAATGTAACAACACCTTTTGAACATTTACAAATGGTGAGGTTATATAATCAAAATGGTGGCACTTCACCACTAAATTTAATGACAGGATATTTTGCAAATGACAACAAAGAAAGTATGGTTGGAGACCCTTTATTATTTTACCCAATTAAATTAATAGCAAGTGGAGCAGATGCTGCAAAACCAATAAGAATTAAAAGAGTACAAAATGCAAGTGCATTTGATGATTTAACAACATATATTATTCCTTCAAATAGTATTAGTTTAAATCCATCTACAAGCACACAAAACATTAATTTCAATAATGAAAATAATGAATGGACTGATACAAGCCAATTTACAGGAACATTATTTCAAAACTTTTATAACACCTATATAAGTCAAGCATTTAATTCTAAAAGAAGAATTGTAAAAGTTAAAGCGTTTTTACCTTTAAACATGATTTATAAAATACAAATGAATGATAGGATTACAATTAATAATGTTGATTATAATATTAATAATGCTAACATCAATCTAATAACAGGAGAAACTAAATTCGAATTATTAAATATAGTATGATAAAAGAAATAATAAGTTTATTGAAATATGTTAATTATGAAACTGAAAACATAAAGATTGCTAAAGGCAAATATAAATTGGCAACTAATTGGAAGGAAGCATATAAACAAATTAAAAAAGAGATATGGGAAAAGTAATAGCGATTCAAATTAGTGCTGAAACTAAACAAGCGCAAAAGGCACTTCAAGAAATTAACTTAACACTTGAGCAACAAGAAGATTTAGTAAAAGATATTCAAAGAGAAATTGAAAAACTTGAAGATAAAAGAGATGCAACAAGCAAAAAAGATTTAAATAGACTTAAACAATATAATGAGAAAATTGAAGCAGCACAAAAAAGTCAAAAAAGATTAAATAATAGAATAAGAGAAACCAAAAAAGATAGGGGTGAAGCAAACAAAACATTAAAAGAAAACATAAAACAACAAAAAGATTACAGTGGTGTTTTAGGTAGCATTGATAAGTTTACAGGTGGTGCAATTTCAGGATTACAAGGAATGACTAAAAGTGTAGGTTTAGCCACTGTTGGTTTTAAAGGAATGGCACTTGCTATTTTTAGCACAGGAATTGGTGCATTAGTTATTGGAATTTTAGCCCTTATACAATCTTTTAAAAGGTCTGAAGCAGGACAAGAAAAGTTACAAAGAGGAATGGCAATGATTGGTGCAGTGGTTAAACAAGTTTTAGATGGTTTTGCAAATCTTGGTACTGCAATATTTGATGCTGTTACAAATCCAATGGCAGCAATAGAAAAACTAGGAAAAGGTATAAGTAAATTTTTAAAAAATCCTTTTAAAGCAGTTAGTGAGGCAATAAAAGAAGTTGTTGTTAATACTGCTATGGTTATTGCTGAAACTACAAAAGAAGTTGCTATTTTAAATCAAGTAACTAAAGCAAGACAAAAAGCACACCATATTGAAAGAGATTTAATAGTTGAAAGAGCAAAAGCAAACAATGAAATTAATGATATTAGACTTCAAGCAGAAGATAGAGAAAACAAAACAGCAGCAGAAAGAATAATTTTATTAAGAAAAGCACAAGCAATAGAAGAAAGTATTACAAAAAAAGAAATTGAAGCAAAACAATTAATGGTGGATGCTCAGATTTTAGAAATGGAGCAAGGTCTAAACACTATTGAAGCAAAAGATAAACTTGCTAAAATGCAAGCAGAATTAATAAACTTAGATACAAAAAAATTAAGAAGTCAAAGATTATTACAAACACAAATTACCACAGCAGTTAGAGAAGAACAAGCAATTAAAGAAAAAAATAAAAAAGATGCTGACAAAAAGATAGAAGATGATAAAAAAGCAGCAGAGAAAATAATTACAGATGCACAAGAACTTGAACAAAAAAGATTAGATTCTATTGAACAAGTACAAAAAGATAATGCTGAAAGAATAAAAGAAGAAAAAGCAATAACAGATGAGGAACAATTGCAAGTTAAAAAAGAAAAAGAGATTGCAGAATTAGATGAATTAAATGCAACAGAAGAACAAAAGTTTGCAATTATTACTTATTGGGATAATCAAATTTTGATTGCTAAAAAGAAAAGATTAGTTGATGAGGGCAAAATTAAAGAAGCTGAAAAAACCATGTTACTTAATCAAGTTGGACTTTTAGGAAATGCAATTGGAACAATTGGTTCTTTATTAGAACAAGGTACAGCAGCATCTAAAGCAGCAGCACTTGCTGATATTATTATTGGAACAGGTATTGGTTTTGTTAATGGTTTAGATATTGCACAAAAATCAGCAAAAGGAACAGGACCGGCAGCAGCATTTGCTTTTCCTCTATTTTATGCACAACAAATTGGTGCTGTACTTGGTGCAGTTGGTCAAGCTAAAAGTATTCTATCACAAGTTAAAGGTGGTGGTGGTGCTTCTACTCCTACTCCTTCAATTGGTGGTGGTGGAGCACCTGCAATTCCTCAATTACCACCAACATTTAATACTGTTGGTGCAAGTGATACAAATCAACTTGCAACTGCAATAGGTCAACAAGAACAAGTACCGGTACAGGCATTCGTAGTTTCTAATGATGTTACTACTGCACAAAGTTTAGAAAGAAATATTGTAGAAGGTGCAACTATATAAAAGCAAAAACTAAAAATTAATACGTTATATTATTATGAGAATTATTGAATTAGTATTAGACGAAGAATCAGAAAATGCAGGTGTTGAAGCAATATCAATCGTAGAATCTCCTGCCATTGAAGAAGATTTTGTTGCGTTAAATAGTAAAGAAATTAAACTTGCAGAAGTTTCAAAAGATAAAAAATTATTAATGGGTGCTTTACTTGTACCGAATAAACCGATTTATAGAAAAACAGGTTTAGATGAATATTATATCTATTTTTCAAAAGATACAATTTCTAAAGCATCTCAATTATATCTAAAAAGTGGTAATCAAAACAACTCAACACTAGAACACCAACATCAATTAAGTGGTTTAACACTTGTTGAATCTTGGATTGTAGAAAGTGAGACCAAAGACAAAAGCCGCTTATATAACATGAATGTTCCAATCGGTACTTGGATGGGCACAGTAAAAGTAAACAATGATGAAGTATGGAATGAGTACGTTAAAACAAATAAAGTTAAAGGTTTCAGTATCGAAGGATATTTTGCTGATAAAATGGAACGCCCAAAAGAGTCGGTGGAAGAAAAAATGGAGAATCAAAATAATAAAATACTTAAATCAATAAAAAATATTTTAAGTGAGAATTAGAAAAATAAACAAGAATAGAACACCGGGTTCATCTGGATATATTGCAGCTAGGGCTTCACAAAATGGTGGACAAAGAGCGTGTTTATGTCCTGATACTTTAGATTATTCTAGGGAATGTTGTGATGGTTCGTTATGGGCACAAGGGATTGGAAGTGTTACAAGAATAAGTTGAAAATACAAAATTTAAATTAATAATCGTTATATAAATAATATGAAATCTACTGAAATGTTAAACAAGATTAAGACACTTTTAGACATCCAAATTAAATTGGAAGAACAAAGTTTAGAAAATGGAACAAAAATAGAAGCTGAATCTTTTGAAAAAGGAAAAGAGGTTTTTATTATGTCCGATGATGAGCGTGTAGCAATGCCTGTAGGCGAGTATATTCTCGAAGATGGTAGATTGCTTGTTGTTGAACAAGAAGGTTTAATAGCTGACATGAGAGAGGTGTCTGATGAAGTTCCTGCTAAAGAAGAAGAAGGAAAAGAAATTACTGAGGACATGAAAGATGATGATGAATATGAAGAAGATGGAAAAGAAGCAGATGTTGCAGATTGGAAAGGTATGGAAAAAAGAATTCAAAACCTTGAAGATGCAATTTCTGATTTAAAAGGTGATAAGGAATCTAAAATGGAAGATGTTGAAGAACAAGAAATGGCAGATGATTCATCAGGTGTTTTAAAATCAAGAACAGTTAAGGAAGAATTTAAAAAAGAAGAATTATCAATTCCTTCAGTTGAACCTATTAAACATTCACCAGAATCTAAAAAATCAAAAAATCAAAAAGGTTTTTTGCATTCTCAAAATAGAATAGGAAATACATTAGACAGAGTTTTATCAAGATTAAATAAATAATAAATAATAATAAAATAAAAAAATGAGCACATTCAATTACCTTTCAAATGATGATGTCCGCAATCAAGTAGGACAATCTTACTATACTGCAACTGGAGATATTTCAGAAAGCGATTTAGGAAATGACCACAACGTTGCAGTTGATGGTTTAACAATAGGTATCCCTAAAATTACATCAGGAAACTTAGGATGCACAATATTTTTTAGAAATTCAGGTGCAGCAGGAAACAACAAATTAGTTATTTCACCTGATGATTCAAACAAAATAATTGGTTCAGTTACTTTATCAGCTTCTGTAGTAGTAGCAGGTGGTGTTTTAGGTAAAGACTGGGAAAATACTAAAGCAACATCTATTCAAGGTGACTGGTGTGCTATAAGAGCAGTAAGTTTAACTGAATGGTACATAATAGGTTGTCAAGGAATCTGGGCATCAGAATCGTAAAAATAATAATTAATAAATAAAAACAATAAAATGAGTAATTTAAAAAATGTACAATTGGGAACAGCAGTAAGCGTTTCTACTTCGTATGCCGGTCAATTTGCAGGTGAGTATATAGCCGCTGCTTTACTTAGTTCAAGCACTATTTCTGATGGTGGATTAACTGTAAAAGCAAACATAAGCTACAAAGAAGTGATTAAAAAATTATCAACAGGAAATTTAGTTTCTGCTGCTTCTTGTGATTTTGACCCTAATTCTTCAATTGTATTAACTGAAAGAATTATCCAACCAACTGAGTTACAAGTTAATTTACAACTTTGTAAAAAAGATTTTGTTAACGATTGGGAATCTGCAAGTATGGGATTTGGTTTGGCGAGAAATCTGCCACCTGTTTTTAGTGATTTTTTAATTGCTCACGTAGCAGCAGAAGTTGCTCAATCAACTGAAGTAACATTATGGCAAGGAGACACAACAGCAGCAGCAAATAATTCATTTGATGGATTTGAAAAGATTATTGCAACAGCAGCAGCAGCAGGAGATATTCCAGCAGCTCAACAAGTAACAGCAGCAGTACTTTCAGCCGCAAATATTATCGCTCAACTGAGTTTAGTCGTAGATGCTATTCCTGCTTCTCTGTATGGAAAAGAAGATTTATTTTTATACATTCCAAGTAGTGCAGCTAAATTCTATGTTCAGGCTTTAGGTGGCTTTGCAGCAAATGGATTAGGAGCAAATGGAACAAATAATGAAGGAACGCAATGGTGGAACAATGGAAGTTTAACGGTTAATGGTGTTAAAATCTTTGTTTGTCCGGGAATGAAAGATAATAAAATGTATGCAGCAACGAGAAGCAATTTATATTTCGGAACTGGTTTGTTAAACGACAACCAACAAGTGAAGGTAATCGACATGTCTGACATCGATGGAAGTCAGAATGTTCGAATGATAATGAGGTTCACTTCTGGAGTACAATTTGGAATTGCATCTGATATTGTTGAATACGCTTAAAATTAACCAAAATTAAAAGGTAAGTGGGATTTACTTACTTGCCTTTTTTTTTAATAAAAAATAAAAGATATGGCATGTGCGTTAACGACAGGAAGAAAAATTCCCTGTAAATCAGCCTTTGGCGGAATCAAGGAAGTTATATTTGCTGACTTTGGTGGATTAACAGGAATAACACAAGATGCAAATTCTAATGTAACTGCAATTGCAGGTACTGCATCTTGGTTCAAGTTTGATGTAAAAGGACCGAGTTCTTTAGAAACTGCAGTGACAAGTAGCAGGGAAAATGGAACTACTTTTTACACTACTACAATAAATTTAACTTTAACATTTTTAGATGCAAAAACACAAAATGAATTACAACTTTTAGCACTAGGTAGACCTTACGCTGCAGTTGTTGATTACTATGGAAATACTTTCTTATGTGGTTTTGAAAATGGAATGGAAGTGGTATCCGGAACAACAGTTACTGGAGCAGCAGCCGGTGATTTAAGTGGATTTACTATGGTATTAGAAGGAATGGAAGAAACAGCACCTTATTTTGTAGATGCTGGATTAATAGTTCCTGAAGCAGCTCAAATTATTCCTAATTAATATTTATAATATAATTTAAAATTAAGCATCCTTATTAGGGTGCTTTTTTTTTGCTTTTTTGTTTCTGCAAAAACAATAAATCTTTACGTTATATAAGTAATGATAGTCTTAACTCCAACTACGGATGCTCAATTATTCAAGGTAATTCCAAGAATTTATGCAGCAGAATTTTCAATGTCTATTAAAGATGATAGTACAAACATTGATGTATTTTATGATATAACAAATGCAGTTACTAATGTAAATTATTTAACATTTAGTCAAGCATTTAATCCTGTTTTAGTTGAAGGACATTTTTATGACATAAGGTTATATAGTGATTTTAATTTTTGGAACACTAATTATCAATTGTGGGAAAATGACAATTTATTTTGGAATATAGATAGAACAACAGATGCCACTTTATTTAGGGATAGAGTTTTTTGCACTAATCAAACAATTGACCAAATGGAAGATGAATATTATAATTTGAATTTGGATATTTATAAAACTTTCAATTCCTTTGATAATACATACAAAGTATTTTAATATGAAAAAAAACACTAAAAGAGATAATTTAGGAAGATTTACAAAAAATAGGTCAGAATTTAGTTTTGTTAATTTAGCAACTTACACAAGTCCAGAAGTAATTGAAGTTAAAAATAAAGATTGGGTAAAATATGGTGCGGATAATAATTATTTTCAATTCTTAATCGATAGATATAATGGAAGTCCTACAAATAACGCTTGTGTAAATGGAATTTCACAGCAAATATATGGCAAAGGAATAAATGCAACAGATGGGAATTCAAAGCCTGAACAATATGCTCAAATGATTACACTTTTAAAACCTGACATGGTTCAAAAAGTTTGTTATGATTTAAAATTAATGGGTCAAGCAGCAATACAAATAATTTACAATAAAGGAAGAACAAAAATTGCACAATGTGAACATTTTCCAATTGAAACATTAAGAGCAGAGAAGGCACAAGATGATGGTGAAATTAAAGGATACTATTATTTTAATGATTGGCCGAATATTAAGCCATCTGATAAGCCATTACGAATTCCTTCCTATGGTACAAGTAAAGAAAATATAGAAATTTATTATATAAAACCTTATAAAGCAGGGTTTTATTATTATTCTCCTGTTGATTATCAGGGTGGTTTGCAATACTGTGAACTGGAAGAAGAAATTAGTAATTATCATCTCAATAATATATTGAATGGTCTCGCACCATCGATGTTAATTAATTTTAATAATGGAACGCCAAATCAAGAACAAAGAGAATTGATTGAACAACGTATTGCTCAAAAATTCAGTGGTAGTTCAAATGCTGGTAAATTTATACTGGCATTTAATGACAACAAAGAGAGTCAAGCAGAAATAACTCCTGTTCAATTAAGTGATGCACATCAACAATATCAATTCTTAAGTGAAGAAAGCACAAAAAAAATATTAGTTGCACATCGAGTTGTTTCTCCAATGTTATTAGGTATAAAAGACAACAGTGGTTTAGGTAATAATGCAGAAGAAATAAAAACTGCTTCTTTACTTATGGATAATACAGTTATAAGACCCTTTCAAGAACTTTTAATTAATGCATTTGATACATTACTTGCTTATAATGAAATTGCTTTAAACCTCTATTTTATAACTCTGCAACCATTAGAATTTACTGAAGTGGATACTTCAATTCAAGACAAAGAAGATATTGAAGAAGAAACAGGTGTTGAAATGCAAAAATTTAATCTTAAAAAGATTGGTGGTAAACAAGCCTATGACACTAAAGAAGAAGCAATAGCAAAAGCCAAAGAAATGGAATGTGATGGTTTTCATGAAATGGAAATTGAAGGTGTTATTTATTTTATGCCTTGTGAAAATCATGAAATGTTAAAAACTGATTGTTGGGATGGTTACATTAAAAGAGGAACAAAAAAAGGAAAAGATGGTAAAAGAGTAAATAAATGTGTAAAAGCATCTATTGATTTATCAGAAGAACAAGTTGAGGTTGTTTTAGGTAGTTTATCAACAAGTGGAACAAAGATGGATGATAAATGGGTTTTTGTTGATGAATTAGATGAAAAATCAGATTATAGTAATGAAGATTGGGCGAATTATTTAATTAAAGAAAAGAAATCTACTTTAAATAAAATTAGAAATTTAATTGGTTTAAAAGAAGCAACAGAAAAGAATGTTGGTAGTGTTAATGATGGGTCAACATTTAGTTCTTTAGATTCCAAAAATGGTTTATACAAGATTAGATATAAATACGCTAGAGGAATGAAACCTAATGAAAGTGAATCAAGAACATTTTGTTCAGAAATGATGCGATTAACTCAAGGTGGTTTAGTATGGAGAATAGAAGATATTGATAATGCAAGTTTTGGTAAATTAGAAATAAAAGATGGCAAAGGAATAAGAAAAGATGAAAAAGTAAATACAGATTTTAGACATAAACCAGATTTACCATATAATATTTTTACACTAAAAGGCGGTGTTTATTGTCAACATATTTGGAAAAGAGTATTATATAGATTAGAAAGTAATACAGAAATATCAGAAAATTTAAATAATTATAGAAAAGTTAGAACCATACCTAAAAGTTATTTGAAAAATCCAAGAGGTTCAGACTTGGCGAAAAAAGCAACAGATAAACAAGATGGTCGAGGAGTCTATCCAAAATAAAAAACTATGGCACAACCACTTTTCATAAATAGAACAGATTTAGTTCGTAATAGTATCCTGTCAGGAAATGTAGATACAAATAAATTTATTTATTTTATTTCGTTGGCACAAACTATTCATATTCAAAATTATTTAGGTACAGACCTATATAAAGAATTTGAAGGAATGATTAAAGCAGGAACTTTAACAGAAATTGCTAATCCAAATCATTACAATTTAATGGTTGATTATATTCAGCCAATGTTAATTTGGTTTGCTCAAGTTGATTACATTCCATTTGCAGCTTATCAAATACAAAATGGTGGTGTTTTTAAACATCGTTCAGAAAATAGTGATTCAGCAACAAAAGAAGAATTAGATTATTTAGTTGCAAAGGCTAGAGAATATGCAGAATATTATTCAAGAAGATTTATTGATTACATGAATTTTAATAATACAACTTTTCCAACTTATTTAAGTAATTCTAATGATGATATTGACCCAAGCCAAGATGCACTTTTTAATGGGTGGATTTTATGAGATATAAACCAAAACAAAAAAATGTAGAAAAATTAAAAGCATTTTTAAAAAAACAAAATAGAAAAAAATAATTATGGCTACTTTATTTAATACTAAAATATCAGCAACTTATCCGGGTCTAATTAAGACAATAGATAATATTGCGATAAGTGCAACATTGAGACAATTAACAGATGGTTCAGGAAATTCTTCTGGGTTATTTTTAAATAATGCAGGAGACTTTAAAGTTACAAGTATTCTTGAATGGGGTTCTTTAAAAGACACAGGAACTGGAGTAACTATAACTCAATTTGTAACCGCTGCCAATGGAATAGCTAATTTTAATAATGATACTACTATTCCAACAAGTGCCGCAGTTAAAACGTATGTAGATGCAGTAGTAACAGCTTCAGATTTAGATTTTAAAGGAGACTCTGGAACTGGCGAAGTAGATTTAGATAGTCAAATATTAGAAATAGCAGGAACTACAAACGAAATTACTACTTTAGCTTTAAATCAAAAATTAACCATAGGTCTACCAAATAGTGTAACTATAAGCGGAACTTATACAGGGGCAACTTTTTTAGGAGATTTAAACGGAACTATAAACACAGCTACTACAGCAACTACTCAATCAGCAGGAACTTCAAATTCAACTGTTGCTACGACAAAATTCGTAATGGATTTAGATTCAGGTTCAGATTTAGATTTCTCAGGAGATAGCGGTACTGGTGATGTAACTTTAAACACACAAGTTTTAGCAATAACAGGAACAACTAATCAAATAGTTACTACTGCGGCAAATCAAGGTTTGAGTTTAAGTTTACCATCAACAGTTCATAGAAATTTACAAGGTAATGTAATAGGAAATGTAGATGGAAATTTAACTGGAAATGTTACTGCAACATCTGTTCTTGTAAATGGTGTTACTGCAACTACTCAATCTTCAAGTGATAGTTCTACAAAAGTAGCGACAACAGCTTATGTAAAAGGTTTAAACAATGCTTCAGATTTAGATTTTACAACAGATTCTGGAAGTGGTGCAGTTGTCTTAAACACTGAAACTTTTAGTGTACTTGGAACTACAAACCAAATTAATTCAGCAGGAACTGGTCAAGCAATCACATTAAGTTTGCCATCAACAATACATAGAAATTTATTAGGAAATGTTACAGGAGACTTAACTGGAAATGCAGACACTGCAACAGCATGGGAAACAGCAAGAAATTTATCAGTTACAGGTGAAGCAACTGGAACACTTTTAAATGTAAATGGAACACAACCAGTAAGTGGTGCAGTTACTTTAGATAATAATTCAGTAACAGGAAAAGTGTTAACAGGTTTGCCAACTCCTGCAGCATCAACAGTTTTACCTGCTGATTCTATTTTAGATGGTATTGGTAAATTACAATCACAAATAAATGGTTTAGCTAATGGACTTCAATTTCAAGGTGGTTGGAATGCAACAGCAAATTCACCACTTTTAGGTTCTGGTGGTGGTGAAGCAGCAAGTGGAACAACATCTTCAACAACTGCAAATAAATTAGTTGATAGTAATGCAAACTTCACTTCAACTGTTACTGTTGGTGATAAGGTAATAAATCAAGTTGATAGACAAACTTCTTTAGTTACTAATATTGATAGTAATACAATTCTTTCTTTAGCATCTGACATCATGTTAACAGGTGAAGCATATACAATTGATAATTCACCATTTATAACACAAGGTCATTATTATGTAGTTAATGAAGGGGGTTCAACAAATTTAAATGGAATTTCTAATTGGTCAGTTGGTGATTGGGTAATTGCAGGTGCTACAAATGTTTGGGAAAAATTAGACCATACAGATGTTGAAGGAACAGGAACACCGGGAAATATTCCTAAATGGCTTGATGTTGGAACACTTCAAGATTCTATTATGGCTGAATCTGGTGCTACAATAACAGTAACAGGAAGTTTAAGTACGACTACAAATCTAAACTCAGGAAGTAATTTTGCAGTAAATACTAATAAATTTACAGCAAATGGAACAACAGGAAATGTTGCTATTCTTGGAGACTTAGCAATAAACACAAACAAGTTTACAGTAAATGCTACAAGTGGAAATACTTTAGCAGCAGGAACAATGACATCACCTACTTTTTTAGGTGATTTAAATGGTACAATAAACACTTTAACAACTGCTGTAACACAATCAGCAAACAACAATTCTACAAAGGTAGCAACAACTGCTTATGTAGATACTTCAGCAGGTTTATATTTACCACTTGCAGGGGGAACTCTTACAGGTGCTTTAACAGGAACAAGTGCAACTTTTACAAATGCATTAAATAATACAAATTCTGTTAATATAATTAATACAGGGGGTACAGGAACAAGTTATGGTTTAGAAATTAAAGCTGGTACAAATGCTACTGACCACGCACTACAGGTATTAAATAAAGCAGGAAGTAATTTAATGAGGGTTACTGGGGCAGGTGATATAGGAATAGGAACTGTTTCTCCTTCAGATTTATATGCTAACCAATTAGTTGTCAAATGTAGTAGTTCAGAAAATGGTATTACAATACTTTCTAATTCAACAACAGATGCTAATTATTTAATGTTTGCAGATGGAACTTCAGGTAGTGATAGGTTTAGGGGACAAGTAATATATAATCATCAATCAAATTTTATGGCGTTTGGAACTGACGCAGTAGAAAAAATGCGTATATCATCAACAGGAACTGTAACACTAACTGGCGATAAAACTATTGACACCAGTACTTCTTTAAGATTAAATGCAGGAGGTGGAACACTTTTTTTAGATTCAAGTGCAAATATAATATTAAGAACTGGTGGCACAACCCCTGCTTTAACTTTAAGTTCATCTCAAAATGTAACTTTAAATAGTGCAACTGCTTTAGATTTTCAAGTAGAAGATTTTGCACAAATAAAATTTAGAGAATCTGGTGCTATAACTATTGATTCAGACAACGACCAAGCAAGTAGAAACTTTGCTATAAAAGATGGTAGTGGCACAAATTTATTAGTTATTCAAGATACTGGAGCGGCAACTTTTGCAGGAGAAGTAAATGCTACTCAATTTGCAGCATCTACAGCATCAACAAGTGTATCAGTTTTAAGATTAATTGATGCAGGGGTTATAGCTTATGATTGGACTTTTCCAGATACTGGAACTGTAAGATTTGGAGTTACTGCTTCTTCAGATAAAACATTATTATTACAAAATTCTGGCTCAGGGGGATTTAATTTATCAGTGGATAATAGCGGAACTTTTGGAGGAAGTATAACAGTAGGCACAGGAAACAGTTCAATAGCAGGAGATTTATATTTTGGTGCTAATGCTGATATATTTAAAAGTTCAGGCAACTTAACGCTTGATGTAGCTGATAATATTATTTTAGATGCTGAT